CATAGGTGATGGTTGCGAAGCACCGGGGGCCATCGCAGAAACTGCTGGCTGTTCTTGCGGAGCAAATGCACTAGCGACTATCTGCTCCAAAGTTTCACCCTTTTGACGACCATTGATGATGTCAGCAATACGCTTGACAGCTTCTGTTGGGTCGCCACCTTGGGTAGCAAGCATAGGAATGGCTGTTGCATATTGCGATACAGCATTCCTAAGTGAATCTCTGAGATCTTCAATGTCAACTCTTTGTTCTTCTTGAGTAACATTGATTGAGAATGGAAGGTTTCTGCGTAGGAAGTCACGGCTAATAAGTTTGTCGCCACGAAGTTGTAGACCAAAGATGGCTGCACGATTAGGATCAAGTCCTGCCATCAAACCATATTGAACATCAACGGTGTAATCACCCTTGATATCACGAGCTGGTGTGTAGGTTAATTCATAAGGAGTGCCATCATCGCTACCACGAATAGTTTTGCGATCGTTAGCAAATATCTTTTCATCTGCTTCAAAAGCAATACCAATAAGGTTAACTAAGAAACGAGCAAAGACTGCTTGTGCTGCTTTAACTTGTGAATCAAAGCCACCCATAAGGGCTTGAACACCACGACCGGTAACGATAGATGCATCAATTTGTCCGGTACGACCCTCTGGATAACGAGATCCCATACGAAGCTCTCGTTCCAATGCTGATGATTCAGCGAATACACCCGATGGAAGTTCAATAGGAACTCTACGGATTCTCTCTGGAGTGTTAGAACGAAGTAAAGCATCTGGGCCAAGGGCAAACTCTTGGACATCTGGTGGAATAGCAATCGGTGCTTCTACCGATTTCTTGGCAGCTTCTAGTTGCAAGAGTGCAAAGCGAGCCTTAGCCATCTGCACAGGTAATACATCATCGAATTGACCACGAGTTTGACCATCAACAGTTGGGCGTTCGGCTACATCTATAAGAACTTTACCGATAAGGTTAGGGGTATTAGATAAAACTAGGTTATCAAGATCTGGAATGAACAACATATCCTGATCTTTATCGTGATAATGAATTAGATTAACTACTGCACTTTGACCACGATACTTCTGACGAATCTTATTTGTGTGTTCTGGGTATTGATAGACGATGGATTCAGTATCCATAAACATATTACGAGATACACAGGTTACAGATCCAAAGCGATCCTTCTCATAATAGAGACCAAATGGGTCAAGCAGACGGATTCTTGGGTTATTTGTTTCAAAATCAATATCAATCATTCCAGCACAGAAGCCATAGGTGTAATACCAGTCGGCACCTGCATACATCTGGAGCTGTAAATCTGACTTATTGGCGTAGTGATTAGCAATGCGTGTACGGATATCAGCCTTTTTACGAGCTGAATCTGAGGACATATTGGAAGAAGAGCAGTTAATTGAAGGTAGTGGGGCTGTTACTTCTGCTAGGTCACGAGCAGCGATATCGACCATGTTAGCGATGAGAGGTTTTGGATACTCATCTGAGAACTGACCAAAGAAAACATCTTGCATTCTTCCTTGACGGACAGCAAGTACATCAGCCATACGGCGATCACGATCCATATTGTTTCGCTTTAGCCGGTCAACTTTTGCTGCTATCTCTTGTGGAGTACGCATTCTTTAACCTATCTTTCGACTTGCAGCCCACTCGTCAAGGTTTACAACCGTTTGACGATTCTGGTCTGAACGAGTTAGAAACTCATTTTTCATAAACTTACCACCATAATCACCGAATTGGCAGATCTCTCTAGCTCTGATTTCACAGAACCAAAGTGCCATAACCAAGTCAGTCTTATTCTTTGTCTCAGGAGACCAAGTAACAAGTTGATCAATTAACAACCTAATACCTTCGTGCCTATCGGAAGGAAGGTGCATTAAGTTATCTCTATGATGCTTACCATTTGATTCAACAGAACCCACACCGAAGCCGACATCCCACTTATTGCGAGATGTTGTATGTTCCCGGAGCATCACTCCACGGTTGGCTAACCACATCCGTAGATTCTCATCTTGTGTCAGGTAGCCCTGAAAAGCGTTACGCTCAACCATCCATTCAGATGGCTTGTACTTGTCTGTAAATGTTGTGATGAGATCACGGATTGCTTGTGGCGAGGGCCGAGTAATAGTTGCTGCATCAAGGACATAACGCTTTTTGCGGCGGCGATCAATCGCCATTACTACGGCTGCCGTATCACCAACAATCGCTGGGTCAAGCCCTGCAACTACGGTGAGACCTTCTGACTCTTCTGGGTGTCCGGGATTGCCCGGCACGATAGGGCCAATCATTCTCATGCGGTCGATTGAACCTTTAACACAAGCGACATTGAAAGTCGAGTCTTCATCAACATCTGCTTGCTGGTAAACCATCGACCAAGTTTTCGGATCGAGGGCAGACCTACGCATCGATAGGTGGTGTCCATCCCAACGAGGGTATAAACCTTCTTCGTCTGGTTCTTCCTCGGATCCTTGCCATGGGCGGTCGGATTTAGGCCATAAGGTTTTCCAGTCGTTCGGGCTTTCACCGAACTCAAGTACCGCCGGCATGGCAAGGTATGTCCACGGAGATTGACCTGTGGGATAGCGTTCCCCATTACGGAGTTCTCTATACAGGTCGATGGAATCCACTCGGGTTCCTAAAACTAAAAGTTTTCCAGTAGGCCCAAGACGAGTTAGGACTTCCTGCTGGATCCAACGAATCTGCTTCTCGTATTCGTGTGAGTTGCTCATTGTCACGCAGTCATCGAGAATAATCAGGTCGGCTCTCGCACCGTAGACCTGACCACCAATACCGATAGCCTGAAGGGTAGGGTCTTTCTGGTCGGAGTCACGAAGTTCGTCTCCGAGGTAAACTTGTGTTGCTTGCCATGTAGCAGACTTGGACTTGAAGCCAGAACCTGCGGCGTAAGCGAGTTGTAGCTTTTGCCAGCCGGGGTGGGTAAGTCTTTGCTTGATGGCGTAAATGAACTCGGTAGCCTTCTGCTGGCTTTTCGAAACAATCATGATTCGAACATTGGGATCCATACAGATCCGGTACACCGGGTAGTCGATGGATGTGGTCATCGATTTTGCGTGTTCAGGTGGCACATTCACCAGCACATACTGGGGGCGACCCTTTTCGTACTGCATCGATGGATGAACCCATGCTGGGTCTCGACCTTCCAATAGATCGATGATGTTCATCTGATGCGGAAAGGTCTCAGCCTCTAAATACTCTTTGCGGAAATCACGAAATGGTAACGACAGAGATTCTTCGGATTGGATGCGACCTTTAGTAACTCGGGCAGCTCTAATCTTGTCAGCGTTCTCTTTGAACTCTTTATCGGTGGATCGGTAGTACTCCCAGAGTTTGACCGATTTGCCGACAGCTCTCATCGCCTCTTCGACTGTATAGCCTTGGGTGATGTAGCCAAGTACCTTCGCTTTAGTCTTGGCGGCTTCTTCTTGCCGTTTTGTCATTGGATTCCTAGTGTCATTCTCATTGGATCCACGGTCTGTGGATAAACCTGTGGATAGTCAAAATGATAGACCTGTCCAAACTCACTAGGAGTTTGTTTGGGGGCCTCCAGTCGCTGAAAGCTCCCTCCGGCCCCCTAGGGCCGGGTAGGTCGTCTAATTACCTAGTCGGTAATTATCCTCCCTACTATGTATAAGCCGGGATAAAGGCAGTTTATCCCACCCTAAAGGGTGTGATTTGTATCACAGGTAGCCCAATGTAGCTAAATATGCTGTCTGACCAGCACTTTTGTTAGCTCCGATCCTATCAAAAAAATCTTTCTGGGTACATATACATAGGCTCCACCGCCGTATAAAGCACTCGGGTCAATCTGCCGGGCGTGTGTCGAGCCAGCTAGTTTACATAATGCATATTATCGGCGACCAGTTTGGGGGCATTTTGTACCGACTCACAGACAGGGCAGACCCTCCCGAACTAGGGCATCTCCAAAGTTCCCCAACTAAGAGACCGCCTAGGGTCTCCAGTACTTGGCAGGGGGGACAGAGGGTCAGGGCAGGGGCAGACTC